GGTTAAATTAAACCTGCTACAACATGTAACAAGTCATTACAGCACCGACGCGGTTAGCATCGGCAAATTATCACTCTCAGTCAGCGCGCGGCTGAACATGGGCGTTAAGTACGGTCAGCAGTGAATTCAAGCAGGTTTCGCAGTTCATGCTCTGCCATAACCGAATCTTCCAGCATTCCAATTGGCAAACCGCTTATGTCTGCACGTTTAAATTTTGCTGCATTTACTCTAGCTAAAATTGTGGCAAGAGATTGTGCTTGTCTAATTGTGAGAGAAATCCGGACTTCTGTTTTTTCAAATATCATAATTAACTCCGTAGTAAATTTAATCGCGTTAGTGTTGCACTTAACAAATCGTAGCAGCCTCAGTCGCTACGCTCCTTGGACAATGCTTCGCATTGCCGCTGTACTCAACGTTATGTGTTATCCATTTGTACCGTAGAATAAAATATTAGCACTCCAAGCGCCCAAAGTGAGTGCCAAGATCCGCTCATTTTAAACAAACCTAATGTAAGCGTTGTTGCGCAAATCAATAAAATAATATTTTTAATCTGTATCAGTTTTGCTAATTCGTAATCTTTCACTTCGTCACCTCACATAACAAGTCAATCTTGCGGACGCGTCATATATCGCGCCCAGTCGTTACTATCGCAATGCGCGCCGCAAATCTCGGCGTTATGTGTAAGCCCCAACACAAAGCCAGTATTTGTGTGTTTCGTTTTTTCTTTTTCCAGAATCTGGATTTTCAAAATCAATGTCCCACTCTGTACGCGCTTCAATTATTGGGAAAGTATCATCTTCAAACCCGTAGCTCGTAATCATCACCGCTTTATTCGGGTCTCCAAATCTATCCCCGTCAGGTGCGCTGTAGCTACCAAACACAACTAGGTCAGGGTGCGCCTCTCGTATTATTTTCCATACTTCGTAAGTTGTTTCATGTTTTATATAGTCACTCACTTCGTTTACTCCACATAACAAGGTTATTAAGCACGGACGCAATCTAAGTCCGCGTATTTATCATTTGTAAAACGGCACGGCTTATAACGGCGTTATTCGCTAAACATCATCACAAAACTGTAAAAGTCTTGCGAGAAGCAAATGAAATATAGCAATCCTGTTACTGACATCAATGAAGTGACGAAAACAAATGCTTGAGCTGCACTTACTCGAACTGTTATTTCTGCGCTAACTTGGTGTAACTTCCAAACCTCCCAAGCCCCGTCCATATGGGGGTCGTCATAGCCTCCGAAATCGTTTCTAAGCTCGATCGCAGCCGCTTGAGCGTTGCCCATTACGTTGAGGAACTTTGATATGTACCACGCCTCGAATTCGTCTCTATTCACTTTGAAGCTCCTTGTCCATATCCGCATAGGCTTTTAAATCGCGTTCAAGCAATTTAATTTCTAATTGCACCTTTGCTATTTGTAGCGCCTGCAATTCATCGCTAGGCCGGAATGCGAGCGCTACGCTTGACAATGCAATGACTGTCACACAAATCAATATAACCGCGTCTAATATTTTCACATCTATCTCCTGTTTGTTTTTTGTAATCTACCCAAGTTTTGGGGTGAGTGTTAGCGGATTTACATTTCTTTGCGTTAGTAAACCCTCATAACCTTTGGCCCTAGTGATAGCCTGCACTCCCGCAAAGCTTCCTCTGCATCGCAGGCGTATGGCATTACCATCGTGCCTTGCTTGCCGTTGACGCAGTAGAAGTGCCAGGCTGTTTTGATTTCACTTACCAATTGCCGATAATCTCTCGTTTGTTTTTCTAACCTCTTGCAATGCTTTAAACTTGCCGTAAGCCTCTGACTTTGGCTGAACTTGACCAAGCCCCTTGCAGTAAAAATCATTGCGCAATATGCAGCGGCACATTCTTCGCCATGATGGTGCCCACTGCTTAACCTCAAGATCGTGCGGTGCTGCGTCTGGTATTGTCGTGTAACCGCGCTTTTTCCAGCAAGCAATAAACTTTTTAAAACGCTGGATATAGTTAGCCTGCATTTTTACTGGAAGACTTTTTAAAAGAAAGTTGGTGTAATCCTCCCAGCTTCTGTCATCCGGCTTGGATATTTTGTTAGTCCCGTTTATGTTTCCGGTGTCTTGCGCGTACAGAGCGCCAGAATTGACCCCACTAACACGGTTTAAAAGCTTGTACCACGTTTCTGGCTCAAGTATCTGGTAAAGCCATAGGCCTTTCTTTTGATCGTCTCCAAACGGCTGGCAAAGGCGCTGGCTGCTGAATTTAACGCCTGCTCTAGTCATTAAGTCGTAAATTGTGTTGTAGCGTAAATCCTTAAAGCGAGAATGAAACAGCCAAATGTCTTCGGTTCGCCAATCGTAAATTGGATATAAGTTGTAAACGTTAGGCGCTATTTTTGTAGTCCACTTTCGACCTTCAAGCATAAGACCATCTTTTCTTGACACGATTGCGCGGTAACGGTGAAGGCTTTCATCCGAGCGAATACCAATAAATGCGCCACATGATTTGCCTTTTGCATACCATGGCCCAAATATTACCATCAACTCTTCAAACTCCATCTTTGGCACGTAGAAATCATACTGCGACAAATCGGCCTCAAGCGCTGGCTTTTCGCGCACCCATATTTCTTTTTTGTTTTCGTCCCAGCAAACCCATTTAGGCTCGAAGTCTGAAATAGCATTTCTTAAAAGAAGCTGACCACAAAACCAATGCAAGTCGATGCAATCAGCATATTCTTTAATCATCGCCTCAATGTGCTCAATAGTTGCGGAGTATTGAGCCTCAAGATCAATAATAAAAACTCCTACTTTTCTATTTCTTAGTCGCGCCTCTTGGCACACCAAGTGCATCATTACAGTGGAGTCTTTACCGCCTGAAAAGCTAATGTATAAAACTTCAAGAGAATCAAAAGCCTCAACAATTCGTCTTTTTGTCGCTTCAAGCACGCTGCATTTTTGGTATATTTTTCTGCTCATTAGTATGTCTCCACTTGACGTCCGGCGCTTGTGGCCTCGTCCATATCTACAGGCTCTCTCCCATTCTGCAAAAGCCAATCATTTAACACATCAAGAGCAACGTTATTTGCCTCTTCTTTTTGCTCATCAGTCAAAAGGTTGTATCCGGCGCAATAGCGCGAAGGAACGCCAGTTTCATAGCACATAGAGGCCTGACCAATCCACGCAATACGATTCATCGCAAAATTGGTTAGGTAGTGCTCGCACGAGTGCTTCCACTCATTGATAACCTTGTTTGCAGCCGATCTGAACAAATCAGAATCAGCTAAAAACGCCCTGTATTTTTCTTCACATTGCGCAGACGTAAATCCTTCAAAGTTTTGAGCATACATTCCGGCCTTTTCGCACTCCCACTTTTCATAGGTGTGGAAAATTCTGTTTCCTTTTCCTTCGTTTGGTATTTTTACAAGATCAATTTCACCCTCTTCAAGCTCGTCAGTAAAATCAACCCAATCTATTTGAGCGTCATCAGCCTCCCATGAGCGGCTAAAGTCTTTATCACTAAACAAACCTTCAAGGCCTGAAATTTGGCATAGGCGCAATACTTCTTCTTCGTCCATACCAAGTTCTTTAGCAATTCGAGCATTTCGCCAATTTCTGTTTTTAAGCTCGGTAACAATCCCGCACATAGCATCCACTTGGTGCTTACCTCTAGCGCGGTTGTGACGAATTGTGGAAGCCATACGATCATTGATAGAGCTTTGCTCTGTGCGTATGTCAACAATTGGCAGGTAGCCATTAACGCGGCTCTTGATAACGTTTGACTCTTTACCAACACGGCTACGGTGGAAACCATCGATAACCTCAGTCATGCCTTTGTCAGAATCGCTCCAAGCAACAATTGGCTGCGTGTATCCATCATTCAAAATAGACAGCTCTAGCAGTTTCATTTCTGGAGGCGCAACCTTGTTAGGGTTGTAATCGTTAGACGTTACCGAATCGTTTTTAACCCACTTAACAAAATCAACTGGCTCATTAGCAAATGGGCTTATCTTATGCAATTGCTCTCTTGCATGGTTAAGCGCATCAACTGCACTATCTAAATCCATTGACTTAATAAGCTCTGATAGGCTTGATACTAAATTACTAACTTCTTTATTTTCCATATTTACACCCCGATATATTTAATTAGCTGTTGCATTGTTTCACCCTGTTAGCCTTTTTACATTGTTATTTGCAAATCTTTACAATCACTTAATAACCCCGTCCCGAATCAAAACGGCTCGCTTTAAATCGCTTACTACGTCACCACCACGGATGCACCACATCTTGTCGAAGGTGGGCTTTATGCCTCTGTACTGGCTTCGGTTTTGGTTCCATTGCTTTAGCTGTTGTTCAAACATAGTTAATACCCCACATAAAATAAATGATATTTGCTTAACTTTACGCCTAGCTTGTCAAAGATCGCTAAAACGATTTCTTCCGGCGATCTGGCGTTGAATTCGTAGTCGTCATTCATTTTGAGCTGTCCTGCCGCCTATTCAGCTCTCGCTTAATGTTATTCATCCAATCGTCAAGATCTCGCATGTGTTTTTTGTGAGCCTGAATTGCTTTGTGTTTGCATTGGTGAATGTGCAGCAATTGAGCCTCCATCATGTACGGCATAAGCCTTTTTCTTTCCTCAAACGGCAAATCATTCCAAAGGTGTGCATTGTCTTTTGGTGGGTTATTCATTTCTTAATCGCTCCAATTTTTCTTTATCCAGCCTTTCGGCCTCGGTTAGTTGTTTTGGCTCTTGCGGTTCGTCATTGAATAACGCCAACAATCTGGCAGCCTCAATCCGGCCAAGCTCTAGCCGCTTTTCCTTGTCTTCTACCGATTCTGGCGGTACCGGCAAGAATAGCTGGTGCGCTCTATCGCGTTTTACGGCCTCCTCCATCAATGCCAAGATCGCTGGTATGTTTGGCTCACGAAATATCTTGTTTTCTCTCTCAGTAGAAATGGCGAGGCTTGCCAGTAGCTTCAATGCCGTATCAATCTGTTCGCGGGAATATTTGCCAATCTGTTTTGCATATTCACGCTTGGCAAAATCAGCCTCTTTCAGGCTTGGGTAAACCAAATAAAACGTTCCGGCGTACAACACAACAAGCTTTGCAAACAGGTAGCCAGTAACATCGCGCTCATGGTCGCTAAAAGTTTGTTGCTTTGGCGTAGTCTGTGAGTCCGTCGAAGAGTTCGGCGCGCTGCTCACCATAAGATTTTTTGCCAGTTGTTCCAGTTCCACCTTTTCCATTCTCTGCCTCTCGCCTTACCCAGTTTCTCCAAGTGGCCAACCAGTCGGCCTTCGTTGCGTCTTTTCCTGCTTTTGCTATCCAGTAGTCTTTGAACTTGTGGGCCACCTGAATAAACCACTCTTGAGTTAAATCAGGTTTAATCAGTTTTGCAGCTTCCAAGTATTCGCGATCAGGTCGCCAGTCTTCAGGCAATCGGCTTGCCTTTTTTCGAGGTGGAGCCGAAGGCGTAACAACTAACTCTTTTAGTATTGGTTCTTGGTTATTGGTTCTTGGTTCTTGGTTATTGGTTAGTTCAACGTTTGCTGAACACTCGTTCAACACATGCTCAACGTCTGTTGATTTTTGCCTAGCTTCTGCTGATTTTTTCCCCGCATTTGATCGTTTTTCCTGCTTTTGATGATAGTCAGCAATATCTGAATCAATGCGGCCATGATGCCAAGAGTCGCCATCTTTGGTAAAATAGCGGTTTAAAACGTATTCAACCTCTTGCAAGTTATCGCGTAAACCTATCAGGCGAGCAACATCTGTTGAACACCCGTTGAACGCATGTTCAGCTAAATAGTATTCGTCAATTAGTCGTCTGTAGGCTAAGTCCTCAATGAGAGACAAGCCTTTAGTGTGTGATGAGTAGTCGCCAATATTGAATTGGTAGTAATGCACTATTTTTCACCCCATAACTTAGCGCCGCGCAATAGCTGCTTTAAATATTTGTGCGCTCTTAGCTTTGTCTGCTTGCGTGTATCTCCTTCGCAGCACTCAAGCCATGTATCGACAACCCAGTGGTCACGAACGCGCTCTACAAGCCCTATACAGCGATAGCCTTTAACTTCAATAACGCTATCAAATCGGCAAACTGCATCCTCTGGATATCGACCAAAAATCTCATAGCCTCCATCGTCAGGCGTAGACCATTGAGCGATAAAACAAGTGTGAGGAATTACATAGGTTGAGTTCTTGATCATGCTATTTTTCTCCATTCAGCAACGCGCACAATCTCGCCGTAGCGATTTTTTACGCTAATCATTGTAGTGACGATAGGGTAATTGCTAGAACGCAGCTCAGAGATGCGCGCAGGCGCTTCTAATATGCCTAGCTCAGCCCATGCGGTTAATCGTGTGAGAGTCTTGCCAGAGTCGAAAAAGGCTATAAGCCTCTCTCTTTGGGTAGGAATTTTAGACATGAAAAAGGCCTTATAAGTTTGGGCGGTGGTAAGACCGTTGAGCGAACAGTGGTCAAAATCTCCACGGTCACGCCCAAACTTATAAAGCCTACACACCACTGTTCAATTTAACCGCTCTACCACAAGCGGTTTTAAGTGTGGCATATCCTCAAAGGAAACTGCAGCCACGGTTTTATTTTAGCTCATCGGGGGAGCTTTGCAAGTTAAAATATTCTAAAATCGCAGCTATTTGAGCCTGCGCCCATAATTCGTATGTCACGCCTTAACTCCTAAATATCCAAAGTAAGCAGCCGCCCGGGTATCTTCGTTTGACTGCTTAGCCCAACCCGTAATTCTCTCGAATAGTTCTTTCTGCTTTGACCAGTTGCCTTTCTGAGGCTTGTGCAGCTTGTATGGTAGCTCATATGCATCTAGCAGCCTCATAAGCTCAACTTGAGCCTGCTGGCAGCGACCTATATGCATTGCCACCTTAGATTGCGCTGATTTGCTTTGCTGCGTATTGCGTGCGTATACAAACTGATTAGCCATCACGTCTTCAATGTGGAAAACAATATCAGCCGATCCCATGGGGTTTACTTTGTCGAATTTCCTGGCTATATCAAGGCCATAGAGCATTGTTAATTCTGTGAGGGATCCGTCAATGTAAACGGCTACGCCGTGCTTATCGGCATCTGGGTCTATTCCAACCACAATTTTACTTGCCACTTTTAGCGATCCCCTGAATGATTTTTAGCGGTATTTCTACCGGATAGTCCTCGGCTTGTTTCTGCCATAGTTTTGACTGCAACCCGAAAGCCTCTACAAACGCTTTACGGCTTTGTCTAGTCACTACGTTGTCACAAGCAAGGCATAAGCCAATAACAAACCAGTTTCCAATCTGAACGCGCTCAAGCCCTACGTGAACTTTATATGTGCTTCCCATGCAATGGTGAGCTATAACGCCCCCATCATTACCGCAAGCCGCGCATATTCCGCGCTCTTTAATCCATCCAATGTAGGCGCGCTCGCCAGCTTTTGCCGCTGGGCTTTGTCTCGTTGCTAATCGTTGCATTAAAGCCCCACACATGTAATTTTATAAACGGCCTTTTCAAATACGCCCTTATTTTTATCATCGGGGCGAAGCGAGTTAGACATATTGGCCGCCATTATTGCCTTTTCAATTCGATGGTTTATAGCGCTTAGGTTGTCCATGTTATCTTCCATTTTTCCGCGCTGAACAAATACAATAGGCTCAATTCGCGCTCTTTTTGTTTTGTGGTTCGGCAGCAAGTAATAAAGCTGAACTTCAACGTCCCATGTTAATTCTTGGCTTATCATCCATTTGCGATACGACTGATCTTTAAATGCGTACTCAACACCAGCGGCTACTATGGGTGATGAATTATAACTTTTCGCTTTTGGCAATCCGTCACAGCCATCGCTACCAAGTGGATTAGTATCGACCCAAACAAGCTCAAGCCCTACAATATCCTTTCGCAAAGCCTCGCGCTTTTCAGTAGTCATATTGCGGTAAATATCAACCTTGCCTTTGCCAGCCTTTTTAGCGGTGCTCTTTGCCTTTCGCTCAACACCTTTAAGCCGCTGATGAAGTAATATTTCTTTAAGGTTTATTTGTGCGTTCATTGTTGCGCCTCTCTGTATGACTCATAAACAGCAAGAGAAGAATCAGACCATTTAACGCCTGATTGCGTTCCGAATGCGTAGACTAGCTCAATCAGCTCGCTCATCTCTTGCTTGCTTGCCTTGCTAGTGCTGGCATTCAACACACAGAACCCATTGCCGCTAATTGCTGGTACAATAGTCTGCGGCTTCCACTCGTTAGTTAGCAGAATCTTCCAATCCTCCTTGCTTAATTGATTGTGATGCCATCGCAATTGCTCGGCTATATCCGTATAAAGCGCCCATTGTTTTGAATTTTGAGGCAAGCTGCGCTTTTCTTCGTAACGCCTAATCGCGATTTCTACCGCGCCACCAACCAAGCCTTTAGCTATTAGCTGATATGCCCAGTCTAAAACGGGCTTGATAGATACCATCCCGTCAATTACTTTTGTGTGTTCACCCATAATGCACCATATAAATTCATTTGCACTTTTGAAGTGCGGTTTTTGTGGAATTGCGGCCTAACCAGTAAAATTACGTTATAAGCTCGCAGCCCCGTAAACACGCTGGGTCTGGCGCTTAAATGTCGTAGTTTTGCGGCCTGACCAGTTGAATAAACTGTTATGTGTATCAGGCCGTGAGCGAGTGAATGAACGGTTTTACAAATGACCAAAGCCACGGTACAACCAAACAAATCACAACCCCAATTACCACTCCAAATAAAATAAGTGCGGGTATAACCCCGTCTAAATTAACCATGCCTTTTTGATTTTTCATTTTCTGCTCGCCTTAATAAAATATATAGTTAATAGAGTCGTTGATACACACCAAGAAAAACATAAAATATCAATGAAATTCCAATAATTCACTTCGTCAACTCCACATAACAAAAAGTTGCAGCCGATGGAATTACCAAAGGCCAATTAAATTTCTACTCCCCGCCACGGCTGAACTTGGCGTTACATGCTGCCTGTGGGAGCGCAGCACTTGTCCTTAGAATGTGGTCGATTGAGCTACTGAGCGAACCAGCGCCATAATTCCAGTTTGCAAATCTGTTTTACCAATCGCTACCCAGCGCATATCAATCGCGTGGCCGCCAGTTTGCGCATTGAATGTGGCAAGGTCTTCAATTAACGCGCCTAATTCAATTCCTTTCTGTTTAATCTTGTTCATCATGTCAAGTTCATCTTGGTTCAAATCGCGGTAGCCTTTGATTTTTTCGTGCTGATCTTTCATGGTAAAACCTCTCACTTGGTTAAATTAAACCCGCTACAACATGTAACAAGGCTATTAAAAAGGACGCGGCTTAAGTCGTCCAAATATCGTAAATCTTACAGCGCGCCTTTTATAACGGCGTTAGGTTCGCACTAATTCAATTAAGTGCCGCGCCTGATCTCTCGCGTCATCTACCGCGCAGTGGTGCAAGCCTGTTCGCACCATTTCAACGCTTGGCAATAAATTTTTAGCAGTTCTGTAACATCTATCGCCCCAAAACTCCCACGGTGTTTTTATTTCTGTTTTTTCGTATGCGCTTCGCAAAATAACATTATCAAACGCGGCGCCGTTCCCCCAAATGCAAAGCTCTTTTGACTCAACTCCACAACCGTCAAGCCATTCTGAAAACATAACTAGCGCAAGCTCAATTTTATTGCCGTTGCGTTGCAGCTCATCCCGCGCTGCGTCACTCTGTTTCATCCACCACAAAACCGTGCTGGCATCAATAACACCGCCAGCTTTTACAGAGCTTTCAAGATTAACTATCGTGTAAAACTCGCGCCCAAGCGCTCCGCTTTCAAGATCAAACTCAACTGCCCCAATCGCACAAATTGCAGCGCTTGAGCCATTGCCCATCGTTTCTAAATCAAGCATTATGTCTTTCATTTCTCAATTCCTAGATTTTCGTGTTTAGTGCAAACCTAACAAGGCGGTCAAACATCGTTACGCTTCGCTCCACTGGATGCGCTACGCGCACCGTTTACCTTTGCGTTAAGCGCAGCGCTTTTGTTCGGTGTTAATCGTAAAGCTAAACCGTGAGTAACCTGGGCGGTTTTCTTCTAGTTTGGCTAGCGTTATTTGTTCTGAATCAAACCCAAATTCACGCGTGATTAAGCGTTTTGCTGCGGCTTCTGCGCTGGCTGTTGCGGTTGCTTTTTCGCCATCGCATGATGCGGTGTAGGTGTTATTTGCATCGCGCACGGTGATGACTGGTTGTTTGGTTTTTCTTAAGGCTGGTGTTGTCAATTTGTTTGTCTCCAAAATAATTATGTTACTGCTGTGCTTTTATCAATCGATTTAATTTTTTTGCGTATTCGGTTGCGTTCTTGCGTAAGTCAATTTTTTAGCCCAGTATTGTGGCTTTCCAGCCTTCGTCTTTAATGTGTTTTGGGTTGCACTTTTTCATGGCTTTCACTTTTGCTTGGTTGTAAACCGCTTCTGTGAGCTCATTCATTTTTAAGTTGGTGGCTGTTACTACTGCGCTTTGATCGTAGTAGCTGCCATCGTCTGCGGTGCAGTAAATGGTGTATTCAACATGCCAATTAAAATTCCAATCTACGGATATATCTCTAAGCGCAACACGGTCTGGGATGATCTGCAGGGCCGCCTCGTAACCGCTGGTGCGTATGTCTGCACCTTTACCCCAAGATTCGATAAATTGTATTTGAGCGCCCACAAGAGCGAACCGCAAACGCTTTTTGGCTATTTCGCCAATTTGGGTGATGCGAGGCATGGGCGCTTGGCAAATTAATATTCGCCCTGCGTTAAATTCCAGCCAAGTGCGGTGCGCGGGTATGAGTTTCAT